ACAATAACAAAAAGTTACTTGTCGCAAGAGCAAAAGCTGCGGGGGCTAGTGAAGCGGAAATATTCAAGATTGAGCAAGATGGTAGAAGATTAAAGGCTCAAGCCTTACAAAGATATTATGATGAAGTTAAAGGAGCAGACGCTAAAGCAGCGGAAGAAGCTAAGAACGCAGTAGACTCCGCTAATATAGAAGCGTTAGTTGCTCAAGCGAACTTTAACGAATCAAAGCGTAAGCAGCAAGAAGCCGAAGATAAGAAAGCCGAAGAAAAACGTAAAGCAGATTTAGAAAAACGTTTAGCCGAAGAAAAGAAGACGCAAGAATTAATTGACGAGGCTCGTAAAAGAAACATAGCAGCCAGACCAGAATCTGTTACAGCAACGCAAGACCAAGTATTAGAAGACGAACAAGCCGCTAGAGATGCAGAAGTAAAAGCCGAAGAAGAAAAACAAGCTAAGATATTAGCAGCGCAAATGAAAACGGTTGACGGTAAAAGGAATATACTTCTTATTGACCAAGCTATACAGCAACATATATCTGACCTAAACATAGAAACAGCCCGTAAAGAAGCAGAAGCCAAAGAGGTGTTACTACAAACAACCGCATCCGCTTTAACAAACCTTTCAAGGGTGGCAGGGCGTGAAACAGTAGCGGGTAAGGCTTTAGCTATTGCGTCTTCAATCATAAATACTTATCAAGGTGCTACAAAGGCGTTGGCTCAAGGCGGTATAGCAGGGCCGATTGCAGCCGCCGGTATTATTGCCGCAGGACTTGCAGCCGTTAAGCAGATTGTATCGGTTAAAGTACCCAATCAATCGGGTGGTGGTATGGGCGTAAGCGCACCATCATTAAATACGCAAAGCCCATTAAACCCTACAACCATTGCAGCAAACCAGGTTACTTTAGATCAACGAAGCATTAACGCAATAGGCAACAAGGCAATAAGGGCTTATGTGATTGAGAGCGAAATCACAAGCGCACAACAAAAGATTAGAAGGATACAAAGACAAACGACTTTCGGATAAGGTGAAATAAAAAATGAAAAAGGTGAAAAAGATGAAAATAGGGAGTACTCCCCTATTGTTGCCCCTAAAAGCCCTTTTTATTTTGTACGCTTTTTTGTACATACAATCTTCCCAATCTTCCCAATCTTCCCTAAGTGACCAACATAAGTCCATATTCCTATTTAGATTATGGACTTACCTATTTACTTGCTAGACATAAACGAAGACGAACAAGCGCAAACGGAGGTGAACTTCATCGCACTTGTAGATAAACCAGCTATACAAAAGAACTGGCAAATGTTCAAAGAAGCCCCTGCAAGGTTCGCAGTAGACCAAGAAAAGCAGATTATTTCAGGTGCTTTAATGATCGCGGATATGCCTATTTACCGTAAAGACGAGGAGTTCGGTGAATACTACGCCGTATTTAATGCAGCCACAATTGAAAAGATAGCTATTAAGTATTACCAAAAAGGCTTTCAATCAAACGTGAACCTTATGCACGATGGCGATATGATAGTGGAGGGTGCAACCATGTTTGAAAGTTGGATAGTAAATCGTGAACTAGGAAAGATGCCAATGAAGGGATATGAAGATGTATCGGATGGTAGTTGGTTCGGTTCTTTCAAGGTTACTAACGATGCAGTTTGGGGTATGGTAAAAGACGGACTTATTAAAGGCTTTAGCGTAGAGGGTTTATTCCAATACAAGCCGAAGAAGCAAGAAATGTCCGAAGAACAAATACTCCAAAAGATTCAGGACTTACTCACTCAAATTTCTATTTGACCATATATTAATCATTAAACTATCTATTGTTATGAAGACACCAAAAGAGATTTTAACGGCTATCAAAGCCATCTTCGCAGACCAACCATTACCCGAACCAGTCGCACCCGTTGCACCCGTAGAGCCAGTGCAACTAGAGGCTAAAGAGTATTCATTAGCAGACGGCACAAAAGTAATGATTGACAAGTTAGAAGTTGGCGGGATGGTAACCTTAAACGATGCGCCCGCACCAATGGGTGAACATATTTTAGCGGATGGCAGCAAGATTAAATTAGATGAAGCAGGATCAATCATTGAAATTGAAGCCGCTGAACCTGCTGCACCAGCAGTAGAACCTGAAGTTATGGCTGCACCCGTTGCGCCAGTTCAAATGCGTGACGAAAGAGTAGACGCACTACAAGCTGAATTAACTAAAGTAAAGCAAGGCTTTGCTCAATTAGTTTCTTTGGTTGAAGCGCTAACCGAAACACCCGCAGCAGAACCATTAGAGCCGCAAAAAACCAAGTTCAATGCAATAGCTGAAACGAGAAAAGAGCGTTTAGCTGCAATGAAAAATAAATTAACTCAAATCAAAAATCAATAAAAATGGCATTTTCAGTAGGTACATTAACCGATTATGTTAAGCAAAAGGCAGACGAGATTGTAGAAGCCTCATTGTTTGACGCTAAGACACAAAGATTAATTCAATCTAGCGGCAACGTAATGGTTGAAGTTAAATCTGCTCAAACCATTAACGTAATGGACACAGACGCAGCTTTCCAAGATGATAGCGGTTGTGCGTTCAATGCAAGTGGTACAACTTCATTCACTCAAAGAACACTTACCGTTGGTAAGATTAAAGTTCAAGAGGCATTATGCCCTAAAGACTTAGAATCTAAGTATTTACAAGAGTCATTGGGTGCGGGTACTAACTACGATTCAGTTCCTTTTGAGCAGAGATACATGGACAGAAAAGCAGGTAAAGTTGCCGAGCAAGTAGAAACTGCAAGCTGGCAAGGCGACACTGATAGCCCTAACATCAACTTAAACAAATTTGATGGTTTCCAAAAAATCATTGGTGCGGCTGCGGGTGTAGTTAACGCTAACACAACTCCATACGTTTCTGCAACTGTTACCGAAATTACCGTAGCAAACGTACTAAGCGTAATAAAGGGAATTAAAAACGCATTACCTGCAAGAGTTAAGGGTAAAGCAGATGTGAAGATTTTCTGCGGATGGGATATTTTTGACCTTATCGTAGATGCTCACGTTAACGCTAACTTATTCAACTACGGAGCGCAAAATATCGGTGACGGTTCATTCACTATCCCTGGTACTCGTTACGTTGTTGAAGCGGTACATGGGTTAGACGGTACTAGCGATTTGTATGCAATGAGAACTAGCAATATGTTCTTCGGTACAGATTTGTTATCAGACGAGCAGACTGCTGAAATGTGGTTCTCTCAAGACGATAGAAACGTTAAGTATCACTTAGCTTTCAAAGCAGGTGTGCAGATTGCGTTCCCTAGCGAAATTGTTAAATTCATCGTATAACTAAGAGGGCGGTTAATAGCCGCCCTTTTTAAAATCATAATATTATGGCTTGTGCCTTAACATCAAATTATACTTTGGATTGCCGAGATTCCATTGGCGGTTTGGTAGAGATTTACTTTATTGAAGAGGGTAATGTTGAATCTATAACCGAAGCTAGTGGAGTTGTAACCGCAATTACCAAAGCATCTGGTAAGGTGTTCCGCAAGTACGAACAAGATCAAGACACAGCGTTCTTCGTTGAAAACTTGAATAGCAACGTACAGAACGGTTCACTATTTTATCAACAAGAACTTACGATAGTTTGCAATAAGATGCAGACTGCAACTCGTAACGAATTATTATTATTAAATAAGAACAGATTAATAGCCGTTGCAAAAGACGCTAACGGTGCTTATTGGTTACTTGGTAAGACTAGATTCTTGCACGCTACTGCGGGTAATTCTGGAAGCGGTACAGCTTCAGGAGATAGAAACGGTTACACGTTCACCTACACCGCACTAGAACCATCTTTAGCACCTAGCGTAGATAGCACTATCATTGCAGGGCTTACCGCGTAGTTTTGTTTTTGTTTTAATTTTGTCTGCCCACTTGTTAATTCAGGTGGGCTTTTTGTTTTGGCTAAAACCCATCCAAACGCTATTTAGTTTATATGTTAGTATTAAATAAAGGCGTAACATCTACTATTGTAGTCACGTTAACGGAAAAGCAACTGTTAACTACGCCTAACTATCTATTCGTATTTACGGGGCGTACCACCAATACTACTGTAAAGTTTGTACTGTTAAACAATGCAGACATAAGCCAATACAAAGACCGTTACAATAAGTTTAGCATAGCCCATACCTTATTCACTACTGCAAAAGTTCAAGATTACATATACAATATTTACGAACAAGCTAGTAATAGTAATTTAGATCCTACGGGGTTAAACTTACTTGAAACGGGTATCATGCGATTGCAACAAAGTACAACCATATTTACCGAACCATCGGGAACTACTCAAAGAACTATTCCATCATGACCGAAGATAATATTTTCATATTAAAGTTTGCCGAAGCAAAACAGCCCGAATACAAAGAGAAAAAGTCGGAGGGGTATATTGAATTTGGTGCAGATAATCAGTACCCTGAATACCTTTTAGGGCTTTACGGTAAGTCTGCAAAGCATGGTGCTATTGTTAGAAATAAAGCGAAATATATAACGGGTAACGGATGGACTACCGAAAGTGGGCAGTCTTCTGCATTTGCCGCTAAGGTAATATTAAACGTACTTAGCAAAAAAGTAGCTTTAGACCTTGAAGTATTTGGCGGTTCTTACTTAGAAGTGATTTGGTCACAGTTAGGCAGAACTATTGCACAGATAAATCATGTTGACTATACACGCATACGTACCAATGAAGATAATACGCAATTTTGGTATCGTAAAGAATGGACTAGATTTAGCAGAGGCAAAGAGGGTGAAACTATCCTAAACGGTTTAAATGTAAACAGCAACGATAAAAGACAAATACTTTACATTAAGGAATACAGACCAGGGGCTAAGGCGTATGCTTTACCATCTTACATAAGCGCATTAAACTTTATTGAATCGGATATTGAGGTTAGTAAGCATATTTTAGGAAATGCTAGTACCGGCTTTACCCCGTCTAAGTTGATTACGTTAACCAATGGCGAACCTGCTCCAGAAGTTAAAAAGAATATTACTAGCAATTTTGAAAGAAGATTTACGGGTTCGGATGGGAAGAAGTTTATTTTAGAGTTTGTGCAGAACAAAGATAGCCAAACTATTATCCAAGACTTAGGGGATTCGGATATGACTAAGGAGGACTTCACAGCCGTAGATACCCTAATACAGAATAACATATTTGCAGGGCATGAGGTTACTTCGCCATCGCTATTCGGTATCGCTCAAGCGGGTAAGTTGGGTGGATCAACAGAACTAAAAGACGCATACGAAATATTTAAAAATACTTACGCCAACGATAAGCAAATGCTTTTAGAGGGCGTGTTTAATATGTTGGCACGTTTAAGCGGAGACCAATCTGTTTTGAAAATTATACCGATTGCACCGATTGGCATACAGACTACATTCCAAGACCTTATTAATTTAGGCGCGCCTAAAGCGTACTTGTACGAGGTTGCAGGTATTGATACCACTAAATACCCCGTTGCAGCAGAACCTACAACACTAGGAACTACCAATGAGGCGTTACGTTCATTAACTGGTAAGCAGCATCAGCAGTTATTAAGAGTTATCCGTCAAGTTTCACAAGGAAAGCTAACCAAAGAAGCAGCAACTGTAATGCTTAAAAACGCATTAGGCTTAAGCGATGAAGATATAGAAACGATGTTGCAAGTAGATGAACTACCTGCACAAATGAGCGCACACGATACGGTTAGTATCTTTGCAGCCTTTGGTGAGCCATCATCTAATTATACCCAATTACTAGCACGTTCAAGGTTTAGTGACGATGAAGATGTTGCAGCGTTTGCAGAAGTGACGCAAACAGAATCAAATGTTTTAGACCTAATCACAAAGGATAAGCGTATAACGCCTGAAGTTATCGCTGACACGCTTAAAGTTTCAGTTGATAGAGTTAATGGTATTTTGAACAAGGTGGCAGAGAAAGGGCTAATAAGCATCAAAGAAGTAACCGAGGGCAAAGGTTTACAAACTAACGTAATTATTGAACGTAAGTTAACTGCTCCTATCTCTCAAATAGTAGAGCAAATCAAACCCGAAACGACTAAGTTTTTAATTCGATATCAGTACGGATGGAAGCCTAAAGTACCCGTAAGTGAACGCAATACAGCAGCGCATCCTAGTCGTGACTTTTGCAAAGCATTAATGAGTTTAGATAAGGTTTATAGTCGTGCAGATATTGAGCAAATTTCTGCAAGATTAGGGTATAGTGTTTTTGATCGTGCGGGTGGGTGGTGGAATGATGATGGCAAAATAAGCCCGTCGTGTAGACACGAATGGCAATCTTTAATTGTAACAAGAAAGTAAAATGAGCAGCAATACACTTTTAATAACAGTACAACAGCTAAAAGAGCGCACTAGTTTACACTCAAATGTAGATGAAAAGCTAGTAGTTCCGGATATTAAGTATTGTCAAGATGCTTATATCATGCCATTGTTAGGAACGGCATTAATGGCAAAGCTTCAAGATCAAATTGAAGCACTACCAACGGGCAAACCTAGCGGTGATTATCTAACACTTTGGGAAAACTATTTGCTAGATGCTTTGTGTTATTACGTACTTGCAGAAAGCCCAATGACTTTAAGCTATCAACTTTATAATAAAGGGTTAAATCGTAAGACTTCAGAGAATACTATAACGCCAGACGTTAGCGAGATTATTCAAAATGCGGATAAGTATAAGAAAAGGGCTGAATGGTATGGGAAAAGAATGGCAGACTATCTATTAGAGAATCATACTTTGTTCCCAGAATACGATACTCCAGGAACAGGCATAGATGTATTTCTCCCTGAAACAAACGCTTACGAAACCCCATTTTATATGGGCGATGATTGCGGATGCGATGGTGGTTCGTACTTACCCGTAAGCGATTCTAAGTTTAAACGTAAATGTTAATATGAGTAACAAAACGTATCATTTGAAGAACCAAGAAAAACTTCAAAAGTTTATTGAACAGCAAAAGAAGAAGAATGACATTAAACCAAATAGTAGCAAGAATAAAAGCAATAGCCGAAGCACACGAACAAATTAATACGTTTGTCTTTGGAGACATTGACGATAAGTTAAGACAAGATATTATTTACCCTGCTTGTTTTATGCCGTACCCCCCTAGTAACTATCAAAGTGTAGATAAGTTACTACAATGTAACCTATTTATAATGGATAGGCTTATTATAGGCGGCTCATTAACAGATAACACTTACAATGAATTGGAAGTCACTTCGGATATGACAAGTGTAGCAGAAGATTTATTTGCTCAATTTGCTTATCAAAAGTATAACCCTACTTGGAATGTTCAAAGAAACTTTAACATAACTCCGTTAAATGAAACAGACCCAGACTATTTAGCGGGTGTTCAATTATCGTTTACTATTAAATTACCGTACACAGCAGACAGATGCCAAGTACCAACAAATTATATTTATGGCAGTTGATAAAAGAATAGATCAGTTAGCAGCAGTCATACCCGTATTAGCGGACTTATTGGCTGTTTACGATGTTAGTTCCCCAGGGACTAAGAAAATAACCATTGCGCAGTTAGTTAGTTTGTTTAATGCTAGTTCAGGAATTACAACTATTTATGTTACAGCAACCGATAGCGATGTCGTTGCAGATGCAAGAATGGTAGGGCGTGAGGTAAAATTGGTATTGCGTGGCGGGGTTGGTAGTGGCGAAATTATAACAAGCGGCAGCCCAATTGGTGATGAATTGCTATTTAATTCAGGTGCAGGAACATTGCAAGGCGCTTACAATTTTGCAGACGGCGAAAAACTTACAATACAGTTACAATAATATGAAAAGAATACTAATACTTATTATCGGGTTAATTGGGGTAGCTTATGGGCAAAGCTCTCCCACTTCAAGCAAGACCCGCTTCGTCAACGGCTTATACT